AGGCATAGGCGGGTTTTCTATTGGCTTGGAAAAAGCAGGTATGGAAACCATAGCATTTTGTGAGATGGCAAAATATGGAAAGACACTTTTAAACAAATACTGGCCTGATGTGCCTGTATTTCCTGACGTTTGCGAATTGAACCGCAAAATGTTTGCAGAGCATGGAATTGAAAGCCCAAATGTAATAGCAGGTGGGTTTCCATGCCAAGACATAAGTTGTGCTGGTAAGCAAGCAGGAATTGAGGGTGAACGTTCAGGGCTTTGGAAAGAATTTAAGAGGCTTATTGATGAATTTGAACCCGATTATGCAATTGCGGAAAACGTGGCAAATCTTCGTAGTAACGGACTTGTCACCGTCTTGTACGATCTTTGGGAGATCGGGTATAATGCAGAATGGCATTGTATTCCAGCTTCCGCCATTGGTGCACCTCACAGGAGAGATCGCATCTGGATTGTGGCCTACCCCTCTCGCGCGAGATTGGAATGGTCCAGGCGGGTTCGATTGTCTGCCAAAATCGGTAAAGATGTTTCCAACGCCAACGGCAATGGATGCAAGAATATCCAAAGCAAGGCCACCAGAAAAAATGGTGATGGAAGGAAAGAACGTTTTAAGATCGCCGACATTGACAGAGATGTTGTTGCAGTCGTCGGACTTCCCCTATTCCAAGACAGACTTGCAGAAAATGAAGAATGGCGAGAACTACCAACGAGCAAGACCCTCATCGAAGGAGCAGCCATTACCGATTACAGAGACAACGAAGGACTTAAACAATGGGGAATTGAACCAGACATCCCTAGACTTGCTAACGACAAGTTAAATCCTGATTGGGTTGAATGGCTTATGGGTTTTCCTTTTGGATGGACTGAAGGCGGCACATATAAACAAAGGCTTATGGGTTTAGGCAATGCGGTTGTTCCACAAATACCTGAGATCATAGGCAGGGCAATAATGAAAAAAGAATGTGCTGTTATGACGGCTCATTAACGATCAACGGTAGATAAATGATGATGAAACAACATGGCTTTAATATCTCAAGCAGAATGGGCGCGGCGCAACGGATTTTCGCGTCAGTATGCACACGAATTAGTAAAAAAGGGAACCGTAGCTTTAGAAGACGGCAAAATCAATGAAGAAACGGCTAATGTAATTTTAGCCTCTATTCGTGATTTAACCCGTGAACCTAAAGTAAATGGAAACAGTACTAATGGACATAGCAAGAAAAATGGCGTTGCCAATGTTGTTGTAGGTTGTGAGACTCAATTAGAGGCTTCCGAACTTTCTAAGAAGCTTTTAGTTACTCGCATAAAAAATGAGCAAGAAAAGGGCAAACTCCTTGAAGCCAAAGCGAAAACAGAAATAGGTCAATTGATCGATGCGGAGGAAGTAAAAAAAGCTGCATTTGATAAAGCGCGGATTGTAAGGGATAGCCTCTTAAATATTCCTGATCGTATTGCATCACTGCTTACATCCATAACGGATGAAACGGAAATGCACGAGATTTTGACTAAAGAAATTCGATTAGCTTTAGAGAGTTTGACCAATGAGTGACGCAGCAAAAATTTATGATGAAGGTTTTAATTCTGGTTTGCGTCCTGACCCATTAGTAAAAGTTTCAGAATGGGCAGACGAATACAGGGTTTTATCACAAGTTGCCTCAAGTGAGCCTGGACGTTGGAGAACGTCACGCACTCCATACTTGAAAGATATTATGGATTGCTTGTCCCCTGCCTCCCCTATTGAAAGGGTGGCGTTTATGAAAGGCGCACAAATTGGGGCTACAGAGATGGGCGGTAATTGGGTCGGCTATGTAATCGACCAAGCACCAGGCCCAATGTTAGTCGTCCAACCAACTGTTGAACTTGGTAAACGTTGGTCAAAAGGACGACTAGCGCCACTTATTGATGACACACCTGTATTAACTGGCAGGGTAAAAGACCCTCGTTCTCGTGATTCAGGCAATACGGTACAATCTAAAGAATTCCCAGGTGGAATAGTGGTTGTTACAGGTAGTAACTCCGCTGTGGGTTTGCGGTCAATGCCAGTGCGTTATTTGTTCTTGGATGAAGTTTCGGCTTATCCAGGTGATGCAGACGGTGAAGGCGATCCTGTATCTCTAGCTATCCAAAGAACGGCTACATTTAGTAGACGAAAAATATTAATGGTATCAACTCCGACAATTCAGGGGTTATGCAGAATTGAAATGGAGTTTGAAGCGTCTGACAGGCGTTATTTTTACTTACCATGCCCTGAATGCAACGAATATCAAAAGTTAAAATGGACACAAATAACATGGCAGGGTCAAGACCCTAGCACTACTAGATATGTGTGTGAACATTGTGGTTATCATATAGAGAACCACCAAAAAACATGGATGCTAGAGCGTGGAGAGTGGAGAGCCGAAGGCATTAGCAACGGTAAAGTAGCTGGTTTTCATTTATCAAGTCTCTATTCACCTGTTGGCTGGTTCTCTTGGTCTGATGCAGTTGAAAGATACATTACTGCGGCAGATAACGATCAACTTTTAAAGGTTTGGTACAACACGACTTTGGGTGAACCTTGGCAGGATAAAGGCGATGCTCCTGATTGGGAACGTATTTATGAGCGTGCAGAAGACTACCAAATAAATACTATTCCGATGCGTGGCTTATTTCTTACGGCTGGTGCTGACATTCAAAAAGACCGCATCGAGGTTGAAGTTGTTGCTTGGGGAAGAAATAAAGAAACATGGTCAGTTGCATATAATGTACTGCTTGGTAATCCAGCCGAAGGTAAAGTTTGGGATAAATTAACCGAGCTTTTACTTGAACCTTTTAAGCATGAAAGCGGTATTGATCTAAACATTATGATGCTTGCCGTTGATTCAGGATATGCCACACAAGAGGTGTATAACTGGACACGCAAACATTCGGTATCAAGGGTAATGGCTGTAAAAGGTCGTGATCAAGCAACTGCCGCTTTAGGTTCACCAACAAAAGTTGATGTTACGTCGCGAGGCAGAAAATTAAAACGTGGTGCTCGTGTTTGGCCCGTGGGTGTCTCAATTTTAAAATCAGAATTGTATCACTGGCTGAAGCTCACCAAAGATGAAGATGGCGAGAGTCCAAGTGGATATTGCCATTTTCCAAAATACGATACCGAATATTTTAAACAACTTACTGCCGAACAGTTAGTGACTAAGATTGTTAAAGGCTATCCTAAAAGAGAATGGCAAAAAGTACGTGAACGTAACGAGGCATTAGATTGTCGAGTCTATGCTCGCGCTGCGGCAGCCGCTTTGGGTATAGATCATTGGAATGATACAAAATGGGATAAGTTAGCTGCAACTTTTGAAAAAGATACGTCTGTAACATCAGCGAATCATGCAACTAAGCCTTCTAAGTCATTAACAAAACAGTCTCGAAGAAAAGTGAGGCGCAGCAGTTTTATAGGATGATTTATGACTTACACATTAGAAGATTTAGAACGTATTGAAGAGGCGATCGCTAAACTACAAACTGGTGAAAGAGTTGTACAAGTAGCGCATGATGGCCACGTTGTTAAATATGCCGAAGTTGAATTAAGTGAACTAATTACGTTACGTGATCGTATAAATCTACAGGTACAATCTACTGTTAAACGTAGTAAGCGCCGTATTCAGATTATCTCCAGTAAGGGGATATGATATGGCATTATTAAAAACAGTGAAAAAACTTACTACCCGTTTTAAAAAACAAGGAAAACATTTCTTTGCAAATGCCTGGGATGCTGCGGGTAGTGGAAAGCGACTAAAAAATTGGTGGCCTAGTAGTGAGTCAGTTAATAGCTTGCTTGCTGCTAATTTAGAAACATTACGCAATCGTTCACGAAGTGCAGTACGTAATAATCCTGCTGCCAGCAACGCAATTGATTCAATTGTAACGAATTGTATTGGCACTGGTATTAAACCACAATCAAAAGCACCTGATTCTTCTTTTAAAGAAGATTTACAGGAGTTGTGGCTTGAGTGGAAAGATGAGGCAGATGTTAATGGAGTTTGTGATTTTTATGGATTGCAAGCCATGATATGCCAATCGATGCTTGAGGGTGGTGAGTGTTTTGTCCGTTTTAGGGTAAAACCGAATAGTGGCCTTGTCGTACCACTACAATTGCAAGCACTTGAAGCAGAACATCTTAACGATTCTGTAGATATGATCCTTTCTAATGGCAATGTAGTTAAAAGAGGCATTGAATTTAATAAGGATAACGAACGGGTAGCATATCATTTTTATAGGGAACATCCTGGTGAAAATTCCTTATTTAGTAATGGTGAATCAATTCGTATTCCTGCATCAGAAATGTTGCATATTTATAAACCAATGCGATTGGGTCAAATTCGTGGTGTGCCATGGTTAAGCAAGGTTTTACTGAAGTTGTATGAACTTGAGCAATATGACGATGCTGAACTTGTAAGAAAAAAAACAGCCGCACTTTTTGCTGCTTTTATTACCAGGCTCGACCCTGAAAGTAATTTGATGGGTGAAGGTGCGGAAAATGAAGAAGGTATGGCACTGGCTGAATTAGAACCTGGAACTGTCCAGCTTTTAGAGCCAGGAGAAGATATAAAATTCTCTGACCCTTCAGATGTTGGCTCTTCTTATGAAGGGTTTATGCGCCAGCAATTACGCTTTGTTGCTA